CTAATCATCACCACCATTACATGCAAATGGCGGAATACCCGCCACCAGAGCAGCGCAGGCTAGCGCTGTACGCCGGTCAATAGTTACAGGCCTCCCGGTGGTGCGACTTTTACCAGTCAGCCAGTCTTTGTACGTTGCAAGGCTGACGCCTAGAGCCTCAGCAGCCCCGGCTTGCGTATAACCCATCTGGCTTTGCCAGGCACGCAGATTGTCAGGCGTCATTATTAAAGTCCTTGTTTATCAACTTATTACGCCACTGGCTGGCTGCCCCCATGCTACAACCGTGCCGAGCACAAAATTGCTCAAGCGTTAATGATGCCAAGTCTGGCAACCTTGCGCCCCGCCAATCACCGGCGACCCAGCGCACTCCAATATCTGCCCGCATCCGCTTGATAGCATTGCGCCCACACGGCAAATCAACAGCAAACAACCTGGTACAAGACAGGTAATCCGCCAGCTCAACGGTCAATATGACAGCGACACCACACCCACCCCTGCCCCTCGCGGCAGATTGCGGCCATCCTAAAAGCAAATCAAAATCGTGCACAGTGGGACGCGACTCGCGCACATCCCACAGATCACCACTCCAATCGGTTGCAGTGCCGATGATAGTAGCCTTACGCGCCACTTAATGCAGCCTTAACTTTACGCTGATCCAACGGCCTGAGCGTATTGGCATTGATCTGGACGTATAAACCTGTTGCCGGCATCAACACAAGCGCACCAATATCGCCCTCACCACGAGCGACAGTCCCAACCGCCTGACTACCATCTGGCAAAGTATTTGCATAAAGCCGCCATGCACCACCATGATTGACGGTCAGGCGGCCACGGTTACCGTGGCCCATAGCTACTCCTCATAATATACGTTCATAATTTTGACGATTAAGCACTTTTTGTTTTATCAAAATTTGAAATGAACTCGCTTGCTTCAGCCACCGTAAAATCATCCGCAAAGATCCAGACATCATTACCCCAAGCATCTGGCGCATATTGTTGATGGCGTTCCAAAACAAATTTTAGCTGCCCATCTTTAGGTGATATGTATGTTGATTTGACAGCACCACCATATCCAGCATGTGGCACTTTGCCAGTAAGGTCTTCAACTTCGTCAACTTTGACTGTATTAGCGACAAAATCGGCATACCGCTCAGAGTCAAGGCCAACATAAATTAATGATTCCATTTTATTTCTCCACCCCTGATCCCGCGAGGCGCCGGTGACAGCATTGCGCTGTCGATGTGTGTATATTAGGCTCAATTTGAGCTACATGCAAGGACTATTTTAAGATTTTGTTGTTTAAAAAATACCTACCGATTACCCTCCACCCCTTTTATCTTTTCCAGCGTCCGGTAACCACTCAAACCGAGCAACCCACCCAAGACAGTCAACATCTCACTGATGTCTAGCACCGGCACAACGACCGGATGGCCGGCTGCCGCCAGGACAAATGCCGCGACCGGCACAACGACGAACTTGACCGCAAATGCAAAACCACAGACCCAGCCGACGAAGGGGCGCCAGCCTGCGACGAATACGCTAGTGCTGGCAGCCTCAACTTTGTTGATATCCATCTGGCCGAGCATTTGCGCCAACTCGCCGGACTGCTGCAGCTTAAACAGCTCAAACTTGGCTGCATCAGCTTTTTCCGGGTCCGGCCAGAGCCGGTCTATCAATTTGCCGCCCACATCGAGAGCGGCGCTGATTGGATCGAGCGCCATACCACCTCCTGATTATTTTGGCATGATGCCGGTTTGCATGGCCTCAGACAGCCGCGTTGCACGGCCACCTACTTGTTTTGCCCATAGCGATGCGCGCATGCCCGTTGCCGCCGCAATGTAATCGCCACGCTGGGCATCTGCCAGCGTGTTTTTAAACTGCAGCAGACCCGATACACCCAGGTTAAACGCCATATTGGCAATCACACGTTGACGCACCTCATCGAGGCCGCGCCACCAGGTGAGGCGCGTATCAAGATCAGCAAATAGCGCTTTCAGATCCGACGCCAGCACGGCCTTGATACGCGCATCAGTCATCGGGTATGCCTCACCAGGCAATGGATGCGCCTGAAGGTTATGCCCTACTCCTACTGTCAAGATACCTTTGGTATCCTTGTAAGGCGATGCACGCATACCCTCATCGCGGATCAGTTCCGCAATCAACAGATCGATCATCATTTGTGCCACCCCGTTGCAATCAGATAAAAATACACGCCCGCCACCAGTGCGCCCGCCGCTAACATCTTCAGGCTCCACCATCCGAACTCAGCCAGCTTTTCATCCAGCCATTCCTTCAGCGCCTGCTTTAACGCCTCTTTCCCCGCTGCCTCTGCCAGCTCTTTACCCGACATTACCGCCTCCCCAAAAATAAAAGCCCGGACGAATCCGGGCATAAAAAAACCGCTTTCGCGGCCCTGTCTTTTTTCTTTTCTAACGCCTTACCCGGTCAGCCCGGCCAAAATGAAAAGCGTCAATTCGTCGTAGCGGAACGAAAAACCGTCACCAGCCTCACGTATCAAAACATCCTCATAGACGGGATCAGCATCTGCCTCATAAGGCTCTGAGACGGTTTCCATTACCGGCAAACGGACAGTCATTTGCTGACCAGACTCATCTACCACCGGACTGCCATCTGGCCGGGATACAGGAGCATCAATGAACATCGGCTCTTTAATAACGACCGGCCTGACAACCAGCACCGGCTTATCGTCGATGATCTCGATCACCTCCTGGTCACGCTCATGCACAGCAACTTTTTGTTGCCGCACTTCGCGATGCTTAATGACTTTCTCTCCCATGTTGGTCTGGCGCTTTTCGTATTCAGCCGACCACACATCGTGACAAATAAACCCGAGAGAAAAAGGATCAATGCCATGCTTTTCGAGGATGGAGATCGCATGCTGAACAGTCAGACCAATATGCCAGCGAGCTTTATCCTCGCCTTTTTCTGCAACGGCATCCAACCACTGATAAACACCAATGCTATCGTGCATTTCGCGAGCTGCAGCGCGCATGGCGGCAGCAAATGGCTGGACTGCTGTTTTTTTGCGAGCATCTGATGTCTGGATAGCGCCAGTCGTTGAATAGATGCCAGCCCAACGATTAGCAGCGATCCCATTGTATTGTCCACCATCAGTAGTTGGATAAAAATTACCATTACCATCAATAATCGCTCTACCCGAACCGTTTGCGCTCAGCATTAAATAATGGTTAGCAGCGGCATGCACTTCAATGCGACTATTTACACCACCCTGAATGTAACCCATGCGAGTGGTTGCCGAACTATTCCAAAATGAAACGTATGCTAAATCATCGGTCAACCGAATCAACTCAGAACCACCCTTAATTTGAAGCTGATTACCCAATCTCATCCCGGTATTGCACTCGATAATACTTGGCGCATATATCATCGGAGTATTGTCAAAATTGCCGCCAACTAATCCCGATTTATTACCCATAGCAATTACTGTCCCGCCGCCTGTCTGCACCAACATAGATGCGCCACGGCTTATGCCATCACCACCAACAACCAGAGTCTGACCGACCGATGATGGTGAGCCGAAAATTGCTATCACATCATCATAACTTGCAAGGCGCTTCCACGGCCCCCACGATGTAGCAGATACCGCCCGCCGCATCGCCACACTATCGCCGATACTCAGCTGCACGGGAGTTCCCCCGCCTCCAGCGCCAGATGAGTTAAAGCCAGCTACGGTCATCACATATGCATATCCAACACCCGAGCCAGGCGGATTATCAAAATTCACCGACTCATTGAATTCGATCACTGACGCGTAATTTTTATACTCCTGGGGTAGTTTTTTACCAGGCCGCGTATCAGGAATAGCCCAACTACCACCGAACGTACTGAATACGGGGTTAACCGGATTACCCGCCGCCTGAAACTGCTGCCACAGCTGATTGAGCTTTGTTACATAATCACGGTCACCAGGTCTAAATAAATCCGCCATCAAATCTCCTCCAGCTCTATCGCTGCACTTGTACGGTTAAAAAAAGGCGTCGTCATCACAGGTGTGACGGCTAGTTTGCAATACATGCTGTGTGTCTGCTCCAACCTGACATCCAGCGAATCAGGGTAGAGCGAAAAATAAAATGGCCGCGCCAGACCACCACCCCAAACGACATCCCAGAATCGGTCCCGGTCACTGGCCCGCATCATTGATAATGAGATGTTTTGCTTGCGATGCCGGGTACTCATATCGGTCAACAGATCACCCCCACCCGTCCGGTAATGCTTGCTGGTATCCGTCATACCAATCGAGACGCCCAAATCAGCACTGCGCTCTGGCGACCAATAGTCGCCGACAACTGCGCGCCCTGCCTCGATGTATCCGGTTTGACTAGATGGATCCATCAACTCAATCACCAGGCGCAAAGCAAGCACTGGCGCTATCCAGCACTGCGCGATTGCCTGACGCGGCAAATAGGCATGCATAGCAAGCGGCTCCACACCCCAACGCAGCTCATCGATTGTCTTAGGCGGACACGCCAGCTGCCAGCCGGTATCCGCCACCAGGTCGCCAGCGTAGCCATATGCGGTGACACGCATCTGTGCCTGGGACGACAGATTGCTGTAGCAGAGCGCCACACCAGCAACCGGCTCTACTGTGGGCCAGCTCAGCGTCAGCGTGGCCGTGGCTGATGTAGACCGCCACACATCGGATTTCATGTCATTTTGCAGGCGATCCGGCGTCATCGCACCGGCGCTGGACGCGGCAGATATGGCGGCGCGATCTGCTGCATTGTCATAAATGATTCGCAGGTTTGCTGGCATTACAACCCCGCGACATCAACGAGCATCAGCTGTCCACCACCAAAACTACTAAAGCGAATACCAGCGTTATCCCTTGATCTCAACACAGGGGACGATACAGCGCCAGTGTTTGTAACCCTCACCCCCTCGACGTACATTGCCCCTTGAAATTGGCCCGCCGCAATTGCGCGACTGATGTGCTGAATACGCCCCTGAGTGATACAGACTGCATATTGGCCAGCAACACCTGCGTCAACAGATCCATTTTGCGCAGTTAAATCAGCAGCTGGCAATGGCGCGATACCACGAACCTTCATGACTGGATAGTCGCTATTAAACGTGGGCTGCCCTTGCTCATTCCAGGCCATCGCATTCCCCCATTGCTGCACCACGGGCACCTGGTCAAACAAGTACCACCAAAATGTTTCCGGATTCGGATCAAAGCCGCCAAATGTGTACGTGTACTGGTCACCAGCTCGCTGCACCTTAATCAGTGCAATCGAAGTTAATGTTGGACGTATACACAGCACTGGGTTTTGCGCATTAACGGTTAACGTCGCAAACTGCATGTCCGCAGTTTGCTGCGCCATGTAAATCTGCCCTTTTTGCTTAAGTGACAGATTGAAAAACTTATCATCAATTTGAGTGATTCCATGATCACCAATTATCTGAAACCCAAATGACATATTTGAAACTCTCTCAAAAGCTAAGGAATCAACCACATCAACACCAGGAGAAGAACCGCCACCAGAACCTCCGCCACACCCACTAAAAAATGCCGTAATTAATAAACCCGCTAGGATTTGCACCTTGATTCGCATAGTTCCCCCTGAATGTCCAATTTATCCGCGTACCTACAATTTCAACGAAGCACATCACCATTTGTGAGCCAGATCCATCTGAATAAAACATCGCAAACGGAGTGCCATTTGCCAACTCTGGCTTATCGACACCACCATTACCAGCCGCACCATCGATCTCTATTTTCCCCAACACACGACCCAACCGGTCACCAGTATCAAAAGTGAGTACACCACCCGCATCCCAAGTCCTAAAAACAAAATCGGTCATGGCCGCACACCTATAAATGTTCTGATTTGCCCGTTTTTGTCGTAACCATAGAGCCCATTTGATTTAAGCTCAAAACGCTCGCCTACCTCAGCACTACGAAGCTGCAAGTTACCCAGTGCATCAACCTGGAAATTCCCATTTGCAGATCGAATCGTCCCCGTCACAGTTAAATCACCGGTATTTGTAGATTGCGCTGACAGACTCCCGAACTTAGCCGTCGACTGATATGGCGCAGACCAAACTGTGTTGCCGGTGACCGGGTTAAAAATGCCGTTGACCTGAAATACAGATTGCCCAGCCGCAGGAACAGGTGTACTCCACTGCCACGCACGCGACTCACCCCATGTGCCGGTAGCAGGCAAGCTATAGCCGCTCACAGACGCGAACGCGGGTGACGGATTGAGGCTGTAACCATCAATCAGGCAATATGCAATGACTGCAGACGCACCCTGCGCACCGTTTTGGCCGTTCTGCCCGTTTTGTCCGTTTTGACCAGGCTGGCCGGGTTGACCATCCAACCCCACATAACCAATTGCGGATATCGATGCAGTGCTCCAATCGATCAACGACGTTGCTGCAGCATTAGGATTCACCAGGTTGACAGCTGCCTCGTACAAAGTCGCGCCACGCGTAGGAGGCGGCGGCTTTGTGGCACTCCAGCCCTGCGGCACGTTGTTATAAGCGCCGGTTGTCCAGGTAAATGTCGCAGCCCCCGCGATTGCAGGCGCACCATTGATCGACCACTGATAAGCTCGAGCAGTCCCCATCGATACGCCAGCTGGCCCCGCTTGGCCAGGCTGCCCATCCTTGACGAGCAGCTGCGGTACCGCCCACTCACCCGGCTCAATCGCATCAGTTGCGGTGTTGCTGGCGGCTGTCGACGTTGACACATACAAATAGGCACCACCTGCTGCCGGTACCGCCGTTGACCATCCACCATTCAAGCCCGCCAACGATGGCGGATTAAATGTATAGACAGTCTGTGCTGTTGGTCTGGCGGGCGGCTGATCACTGGCGGTACGCTGGTAAATGTAGACCGTAGCCACGCTAATACCGTTTTGGCCGTTCTGCCCATTCTGTCCGGGCTGACCCGGCTGACCTGGCGCACCGTTTTGCACCAGCAGCACCGGGGACGACCATTCTGCAGACGCTATACCATCCGTTGCAGCTGCGCTGCTGGCACTCGCAACACAGACATACAGCGGATCAGATCCGGCAGAGATTGTTTTTGACCAACCATTTGCCAATGCATCACCGGCTGGACTGGTAATTGCCCCAGCAGAAAACGTGTACACAACATCACCTGGCCGATCTGCCGGGATAGTCGCAGAACGTTTGTATGCATTAACCTGCGCATTAGACAACCCGGCAGCACCGTTGATACCACCCGCACCAGCCACACCCTGCGGACCCTGCGCACCTTGCGGCCCTTGTGCGCCTTGCTGACCTGGTGCGCCATCCGTCACGCGGGCAATGGTCTGTTTTGCGGTATAGGTCTGACCGTCTGCCTGCAGTGTGGCGGTGACCTCAACAGTATCAGCTGTCACATCGGCATACGCCAACGTGCGCGTGAGGCCAGCAGACCCAATCAGCCTTGATGCCCCATTTACTGTAATCGCCGGAGAACCAATCAAACCGACCAGGGAAACATTGATCGCAATTGCGGCCGGAGACGCGACGCCAGCAGTCACTTTAAACACCGATGAACTGACACTCATCAGTATCGCTTTTCCCTGCTTAGGATTGTCGCTCCTGATAGCTGCCGCCTGCAGGAGCACATCACGGTCATTCACAATCACACTCATACAATCACCCCGATTTTTACTTTGCCGGTATCCCAGGCAACAGAGCGCATCACGACAACACCACCAACACCAGCAGACAATCCGAACCGGCTAACCATCACCGTCACCGGCTGCCCTACCGACAATTGCATCAGCTCCGGTACGCCCTGCGCCTCATACACAGCGCGAGGGACCTTCCACATCGCCAACTGCCGTGCTGCCTCAATGTCAGCATCACTTTTACGCAGCAAGCAGGTATTTTGTTGCGCTACCGTTGCATCCAATCGATACAGCGCTCTGGTCGTCTCATCCGATACAGATGCAACTAGGTAGTCCTGCGCGTACAGCGCTTTGTGCTCCGGCGGCAAGGCTGTCTGCAGCTGGTTTTGCACTGTGTAGTTTCGGCAGTAGCCCAGCTTGATACCCGCGACTACATCAGTCCTGGTCTTAGGCACCAAGGACCGCTCCTCGATGTGCCGGTCAAGGATCTGAAACCCGCCAGGCGACGGTAAGCTGATCTGATACAGCTGAAACACACCTTGCGCCGATGCCACCAGCTGCGCACCAACACTCCCAGCCAGCTGCTGCACGGCTGCGATGCAATTGGTGCGCTCAGTCAGATAGATACCCATAGGCTGAGCGTGCGCCTGGTCGAACGCTAAGAAGTTAGGCGCATCGATGTCGGACGCCTGTAGCCTGGTCGATTGCGGACCAAATGACGTTAAGATTCGCCGCACGATCCCCGCCAGAGAATTGACGTACCCCCCAGAATTGTCACCCTGGACGCTGCAGGTAATCTGTCCGATAGCTGCCTGATTAAGACGGAACCGGCCAGCACTCAGAATGGGCGCAAAACTAACTGGCAGCCCATTGTCACGTACCTCAATGATTTGCTCGATTGCAGACGTATGCACTGCATACTCCAACGTGGCCGGATCCGTCAGCACCGGCGTGACGTTGTGACACTCACCAAAACAGACTGGCAACAGCGCACCGGCGTTTGCACCCGCCCCACCAATCACCGCCTCAGAAAGCGGCATGTTTAACAGCTGCATCCGATCCCGCAATTTCAGCGCCAGAACATCCCGACCCTTTGGACTAACATCCGCAACGACGCCGCTAAAGATCAACTGAAAATCAGCACGCCCCCAATCCGGATCACCAATCCAGGCACGAATCGGCCTATTCATCCAAATGTCAGTCAGCCAGGCATCGCGCACGCCGCCAGTGTTATTGATCTCAATATCCCCTGATGACACCGACGACGATGCGCCGATCGACAACTGTTCAGGAAAACTCATACCGACCTCAACCACAGGCAGATACACCTGGTTCGCAGGCACATCGGCTGGCCCCGTGTTGTATGCACCGGTCGACAAATAACGTGTCAACTCCTGACCTCCGGAGTTGACACCTATCTCGATCAGCACAACCCGACGCGCGCGGGATTTCAACCAACGCACAAAATCAGCTTGATTCATCGACGTAATACCCCTTGATTGTTTTGCTGCCAGACGACTTCCTTCTGGATTTTTACATTCGCAGCAGAGACCGCCTGCGCATTGCGCTCAGTCGCGTCATAGGTCGCAGCTACCTGGTCATTTGCGTTTTGATTTGCATCAGCACGCAACTGAGCCACCTGACCATTGAGACGCTTAATCTCATCGATCAAAGCAACATCCGACGGACGACCGTATTGCGAAAAATCGACGTTTGGTGATCCCTTAGGATCCGTAATGCGCACAACAGGATCCTCCATCACGCGGATACGACGCCCCAGATCCAGCACAGCCTGTTCAACCCGACCTGTTGCAACGACCTGCTGATTCATTGCATCCAGGCTGGCCCTTGCCAGATCCGCCTGCTGCTGCGCCCATTTCTCAATTTCAGCCGACTGGTTCATCACGCTGTTGAAATCGCGGGAATACGCATCGCTGCTGGAATTGACCACCCTTGACGCTTCTAGGAAGTCGTTGGCAGCCTGCTGGATACGCTGCTGCGCATCCTTGTCACCAGACTTAGCCAAGGCAAGCGTCTTCTCATACTGAGATTTAGCCTGCTCATACTTTTGCTGCGGCGTCAGAGTGGAGCTATTCGACAACAGCAACGACTCGCGGAATCGCCCCATGCTCGATGCAAACGATGCGTAACTATCCAGCGTTTCCTGCACAGACTGCTTTTGTGCCGCATTCGCTTTATCGACAGCATCAACCATGTCGGAAAACGATCCGGACAAGACCAACAACTGCCCCGTCAATTTCGCAGCAGCATCAGTGCCAGTGCCGGTCTGCTGGATCAGTTTTCTGAACTCATCCTTAGTCCGTGGCATTGCGATACCCAGACGTGCAAATTCAGCAGCAACACTCTGCGTAGCAGATGCAGCCTTCTCAGCATCAGAAAAATACTTATCCTGATACGTCGACAGCGCACTACTCAGATCCTTGGTCGATCCCGCACCATTGATCAGCGCACCGCCCAGATTTGCACCGTTCAGACCAACACCCGCCATTTGCTTGCGGATATCCGTCATTTCTTTGTATGCGGCTGCCAGATCCTGCGCAGTGCCGGTCATACCCTCTAATATCGTGCCAACCCCGGACAATCCCTCTTTTGCCAGGATAGACTGGCGCACGATCTCACCACCAACATCGCCCTGCTTATCGATGATCTGGGTATAGCTCACTGCAGCAACACCCAACTTATCCAGGACAGATGCCGCCACCTCAACACCCGACGCAATCCGCATGACGGTCTGGGTATAACCCTCACCGACCTGCCTAAACGCATCCAAGCCCGGGAATGCTGCCGAGGACATTTGATCCATCGCTTTGCTGATGATGCTACTGATCGCATCCTGCAATGCCTGGCCCTGCAGCCCCTTGAGTGACACAGTAGTCGTATCGATTCGCAGACTGCCAAGCACTTTTTCAACATCTGCAGAACTGGATCCTAGCTTGATCGCAGACGCCTTGAGCGTCTTTTCGAGATTGGTGAAAATCAAGCCGAACTGCGTAGTCAACTCAGACGACAGCCCTTGCGTCATCACGGAATTCGTCGTGTCTTTTTTGAGACCGAACCAGCTAGACTCCGTTGTCTGGACATTTGCATACTGCAAATAACCCACACCACGTTGCAGATCACGAACGAACCCGCTGAACTGAATGCCGGAATCAGTAATTGTCTGTGTCGTCTTACCCCACAGATTGACAATGCCGCCCAGCAGGCCACCGATGACCGGGATCTTAGTCAGCAGATTCCCCAGAGAGTTACCGCTCGATATCACCCCCTCCTGTATCCCAAAATTGCCGCCATTGGCGACACCGCCAGCACGAACAATCAAATTCGTGAGACCGGAGATATTCGACTGGATCGCCCGCAGAGAGACCAGCATTGCCTGGTTCACTGGCAGCATCAGATCAGAGTTTGACTTCAGCAACTCAATCGATTTCGAGATGGATTCAGATTTCGCCATCGCATCGCCGAACACCGTGCCCGTACCCTGCATTTTTTGGCGATCTGCAGCCAGCGTTGAACTACCGCCATCATCCCCACCAAACACGCCAGTCGCAAAGCCCAGCGCAGCCATCGCAGCGGCCATTGCAGCCATACGCGCCCACGCGGTATAGGGATCGCCTGCAGCCTGCGTTGCAACCGCTACTGATGCCGCGCTCGCGCCCTTCACCTGGTCAGCTGCCAGCTGAACAGCCACGCCGCCCTCAACTGCTGCAGTTTGTGCTGCAGCCCCTGCCGCCGTCGCTGCAGTAACACTCTCAATCCCCGCAATTTTTGCAACTGTCGTTGCCAGCGTCATTGCCAGCTGAGCCATCTGGAAAACCTGCTCAGCAGCCTGCAGCGCTTTATAGCCCCGGCTTTGCTCGTTAAAGAACCCTTTTGCCGCACCCGTCATGGCTGCATAGTTGGACAGCTGGGATTCCGTGGCCTTGCGATTGATCTGATTCAGCCGACTATTCAACGTCTCCTGATTGCCGTTCGACTCTTTGTAGGCCAGCTCGATCTGTTTTGCCAGCATGGCCTGGTTCGACCCGTACTGGCGGAATGCCGCATCGAGCTTCACCACAGCGCTGATGGCCTCACCGACCGACCCTTTAATCGCCAAACCAAAATCACGACCCCGGGCAGGATCCAGCATACGGTCCAACTCTTCAGCCGCTTTCTTTGCAGCCTCACCCTGGGCGACAATCGACTCGCGATCACTGGAGTCGATTTTGATACTGGCCAGCTCGCGCTTTGCCGCAGCCATTCGCAATAACTGGTTAGCGTGCTGCACATACGCGTCAGTGAACTCACCAGCTGCGCCACTGGCTGCCACCTCCCGCAGCTTTGCTGCAGTCTGTTCATCGGTCGCTGCAGCATCGATCAGTCTGGACGCTGCGACCGCCTCGATCTGCGCCTTAGTCAGACCAATCTCTTGATTGCGCACACGCTCTTGGTCAATCTGCGTCTGCAGAGCCTGCATAGACTGCTCATCCGCTTTTTGCAGCGCCTCAGCATTTTTGATTGCCTCTTTATGCGCCAGAGCAACCTGCTCCTGTGTCAGCATTTCCTCCATCAGTGAGCCAACGCGTTTACGCTGAGCCAGCGTCAGATCCAGGACACCATCGCGCAAATTTGTCAGGATCCGCAATGCCGCCTTTTGACCTTCAGTCACACCATCCATCGCTTCGGCTTCCGCCTTAAACGTGGATATGCGCTCAGCCATACCGCGCACCAGGCTGTCATACGCGCCATCATTAGCAGCTGGCTTATGCTCCATTTGCCTGATGCGCTTTTCTTGCTCTGCCGCCTTTTGCATCGCGGCCAGCACTTCTTTTTGCTGATCTGTATCGAGCTTAACAGTGCCATTGTCCAGGCCGCGCCGCAGCTCGATCAGCTTGCGCTGCATTTCACCGAGTTTTTCACCACCCTTCAGCTCCTGGTCCTGCTGCTCCAAACGCAATCCAACCGACTGCATCAACTCTTTATAGGTTGCGTTCTGCTCTTTCGTCAGCTTGATCTGCTCAACCGTGCCTTTTGACGATTTACCCTCGACACCACTTGGCACCAACCGCTCGTCAAATGCCCACGCCAGCCGCATTGCCGATGCACTTTGCTGCGCCTGGTTAGATATACCTGTATAGATCTGACCAAGGCGGTCCTTTGCGCCTTCCCAGCCGCGAATCAATTCATCTTTCGCCGAAGTCAGATCGCCACGCATGATCGATGTCGCACTGAATGCAATCCCCGCCAGCATCGACCCCGCCGCAGAGAGCGACCCAACAATGAATTCCAGCACGCTGTAAATTACGATCTTTAGCCCATAAACCAGCGATGTGATCGTCGCCATCGAATAGCGAAACGCATTTACAGCGCCAGGGAAACCATCCTTAAAAAAGTCCGCCAGATCCGTCAACATCGGCATGATGTTGTCAGCGATCGCGACTTTAAATCCTTGCTGCGTCAGCGCCAGGTTGTTCTGAAATTCCCTGGTCGTATCAGTGTACGCTGCAGCAGCCGCCTGACTTTCTGTACTCATGCCCAGGTTGTAATCTGACAGACGCTCATGCGCGTTAGCCAACTCTGTCGCCGTCAACTTCGCAGCATCCGCCACCTGCGAAGCCGAACCAATGCCGATCAGCTGCGCGACCTGATTACGTTCCCAGCCTTCGGTATATTCACCAAGCTTTTGATTCGCAGACTGAATCAGTTCTGACGTTGAGCCATACTTGATGCCCAATTGCTCCAGGACTTCCTTATTCCCCGTCATCGCATCGCGTGCCTGGGTAAAAACAGCGACATAATCGCCCTTATCAACCCCTAAGCCCTTCAATGCTTCATTGGTGATTGCCGCCTGGTCTGCGGTAATGCCCAACGACTTTTGAATCTCTTTGACCTGCTCATTTGCCTTGAGCAAGGCATCAATGTTTTCATTCTTATAGCTGTCACCAGTCAGCAGACCGGTAATAAAATCCATCGAACCACTTAATACTTTGTAGCCCGCATACACTGCACCCAACCCCACAGCAGCAAACGCTGCAGAGATCGCAATTCCAACTACAACGGCCTTAGCCTTTGAGTATTCGACAAATGCATTCCAACCCTTCTCTGCGGCTACGATGCCAACACCAACGCCGGTACCAATCGCCTCAGCAATTCGCTCACCTAGCGGGCGCATATCTGCCGTCTTAGCCACTTCCGCAATCTGGCCAATAGACTCGACTGCTTTTTCAGATCCCTGAATGATCGCGTCATTCGCAGCCTTCATGCTGCTTTCTATTTGCTGCGCACTGGCGGCAGTGTTCTCACCCGCCCGCGACATGGCGCGCTCATATTCAGCCACCGCGCCACCAGCGACGCCCATCTGTTCCTGAGCAGTCTTACTAACGACTTGCAGACCCGTCTGAAACTGGCCGATATCAGCCGTTACTTTGACCGAGAGATTCCCTAAACCCATACGACCTCCCAATAAAAAAAGCGCAGGTCAATCCTGCGCTTTTGCTTGCTTTTGCTGATATTCAAAACGATCCATAGCAAATTTCAGACGCCACTGCTCTGCAGTCAGACCGTCAACCAGTGCCTCTTGCTTAGGCTGCCGACGTTCTGCGAACAAACGGAAATCCTCGATGGCGAATGGCTCTGGCCGTGACTTTTGATCACGCTGCATATTGAGATGTACAGCCAGCCCGTGTGCGTGAAACACATCCGCAACTGGCAGTCCAAACGGCTCAATATCGTAAAACTCCATCCACTCGACAAACTCCGCCTGAGGCATCTGCTCAATCTCACCGACCGTTTTACCCAGAGCCAATGCTAGGCGGAACTTGAATCGTCTTTCTGGGTTGTCTGCGAGTTTTTTGCGTCAGGATCCTTTTTCCAGTTATTCAGAATCAGCACTGGATCCAGGAGCATTTGAATCGCAGCCTCACCACACTCACCGAGCGCTGCAATATCCGACTCAGAAAACACGCGTTGTGAGCCATCCGGAGTGAAGATGCTCTCTACCAGTACCAACTTCCAGGATGGGATATTTTTTTTCTTTGCCCGCTCCTGTAACTCTTCATTGCGTTGTTGAGACACACCACGCACCAGCAAATTGCCGAAACCTTCGATATGCACCAACTTTGATTTTGCCTTTAAAGCCCCAAACAATGCGGCCATATCAAATAACTTCACCTGCATAGCCTCGATCTGCTCAACGACCACATCTACCTGATTTGTAACTGTATCCATGACAATAACTTTCAAAATGAGAATAAAAAAAGGAGTGCATACGTATGCACTCCAATCAATGACAAACTACGAGCCAGCCAGGTGATTAACCCGAAACGATAGCGCCGGAAATCTTGAGCGATGCCTGCACATCCATTTTGCTGTCCGTCTTTGCAGTTGGACCGTCAAACTTGAACACAAAACCTGCAAACGTACGCTGCACAATGCCACCCAGGATCACGCGCCAGTTAGTTACTGTTGCCTGGTACTGATCAGCCAGCAGCTGATTCTGCATCGCTGAATTTGTAAAATTGCAGGTGAAATCGACCGATCCATTATCAACCAGACCAGGAATGAATTCCTTTGCAGTGGACTGCAGGTGCGAGACATCGAGCTGAGACACAGAGATACCGCCAAACTTAACGTCAGTCGGCTCATCAACATCAGCATAGGTGAACGAAACGGCAGTATATGTGCCTACAGCCGTCGCATTACCGATGCCAGGACCCGGTAACATCAATTGATATGATGTCGCCGAAATTACCTGCACTGGATAAGTCCCGTTATAAGCAGCAGGCGCGATACCGATATGTGTAGCCAGATCGCCGGACGACAGACCATGAGCCGTTTGTGTCGTCACTTGCAGGATGTTCGGCGCACCGGCAGCATTAGCAATCGTTGTGATTGTCTTGCCGGGCGCACTTGCTTGTGCCGTACCACGCTGAATACGCGTGTTCTGACTGCGAATTGCATTTGACATAGATGCACTCCTATATAAAAGAAAAGCCCGCAATTGCGGGCCAGTTAAAAAAATTTACTTCACTTCACAGCCAGGCTGCAAAATCCTGGCGCCATCGATACAGCTTGACGTCAAAATCATAGCCATCGCCTTCCGATAGCAACACAGCAGACAACTGCTGCGAACCCGTCAGCCCCACCTTTGCCGCCGCACCCAACTGCTCAGCCCGCGCTGGAGACTGTGCATAGGCATCAACCTGCCAAACATACCGGCTGATTGATGGCATGCCGTTTAAGACGTTTGCCGGAACACCTGAGACCTGGCGATATACGATGTACTCAGGGCCATCTGTCGCTTCTGCTTTCAGCGGCCTGATTTCTACCGATACATCAAATGCAGCGCGTAGCACTGTGTAAAACAGATCATTCGCCGCCATGTGCCACCATTGCATTCACAACACCGTCAGCGATCACCTGCTTAACCTTTACCGCTGCAGCATCGACACCAGGACGGAAAAACGGCTCCGCAGGCTGCAGTGCCGTTCCAAACTCTTTAAAGATGGCATAGTGAATACCGCCGCCCTGCGCAGATGAATCGACCTGCACTACTGACGTTGCAGAACGTCTGCCAGCCACCTCATCGTGCTCAAGCGCCGCCTTTAACGCACCGGTGCGCTCCGGCATACGCGGCTCAATTTCTGCCACAACCTCATCCGCAGCGCGTGAAACTATGCTGGGCAATTCAGATTGCACCCCCTGCGCCATTTTCGTCAGCGTAAGCTGCAACGCATCGAGGCCGGTTATATCAGCCATTATTCAAACCCTCCTCAACGGTGAATTCATACCACTGCCGCTTCTCATCGATATCAATGCCACCCAGGACAGAGAGCACCCGCTTGCCTAGCATGAGACGCATATTCGATAAAACGTGAATATCAGCCAGGCTAGAACGATATCGAATCACCACCTTGTGCGATGCCGTTGGGTGCTCAGCTGCAGCTGCTATTTTCTGGCCAGCGGACAAAGGCTGAACCCTGGCCCATGCCGGAAACAGAACCTGCCACTGCTGAACCTGCTCACCCCGCGCACCAGTCACCGCCACCTTAGTCTGCACCTGCACCCGCTTTGTCAACTCGCCAACACGAATCATATGACTGGCTCCTTCACGAAATCGAGCAACGAATCAACATAGGGCAACGGATCAACCTTGCCACGCGACATGATGGCGACCTCTTCACGGTTCTGATACAACGTCGTCAATCGCAACATTATCCAGTGACGGATACCCTCCGGAACGCTCGCCTCGATAGCCCCATACCCAGCCGTATAACTAATGCGAACGGACCCGATCTGATTGAGCACGAAAGGCCATGAACAGCCAGCTGCAGGCGCAAGTCGCGCAATAACGCTTGAAGTATCCAGTACATACTGATCAGGCGATAACGTCAGCCACCCCGCCGCAGTGCGGTACTCAACCGCCTCCACCGACTGCACTGGACCACGCCGCAACAAGATCACTGGACTGGACGCATAACCACGAAGGGAAAGCGGCAACAGCTGACCAGGAACAACATAGTCCGGCGCACCCGGAAACAGATCCAGCACCTGCTGCAACTTTTGCGTGAAAAATGAGCGGCTTGTGTAATCCTCCGCATAGCGCCGTGCTGCGCTGATCAGCAGCCGGATCAGCGCATCATCGTCAGTGATGTCCGGATCAATGCGCAAATGATTCTTTGCAAGATCCAGACTGACCGGCTCACCGACCGGCTCGACAACAACGCGCAGACCCATTTTTACGCACCTTCCTGATGCTGCGGATCAGTGGATTTCTGCGCCGCATCAGGCTCGGTAATCAGATCCGGCTGAGCCATCAATGCAGCAAATTCTTCTGCATCAATACCAATGATTACCGGCTCTTCACAACGACCTGCAGCCGACTCAATTGCGGCACCCGCCATGTCAACCAAACCCGCTTTTGCTAGATTCACAATCACCGACTCAGGACCAACTACAATACAACCGCAACCGGCATTTTCATAAGGCAGCGCAGACAACGCCAGCGCTGCAACCATACCTTTTTTTACTTTCATGCTTTTCTCCTTCGCCCGAACCATGCCGGGCAATCATGGTTAAGTTGCGGAATGCTGGTAAGCAGACACAGAGTTAATGTCCAGCAAATTGCCACCGGAACGGCAGAACGCCATAAAACCAACCTGACCCAGACGCGCATAGTTAGAATCATCAAAACGCATAAATGTGACGTCCATTGCATCACGAATCATGTAGTTTTTATGCACACCGAATGTCATTGACTTAGCGCTCGCAGCAGGCGCAGCGTAGTCATTGTTGATGTTCAACTTAAAGCCCATCAGCTCATCAGCACCTTCAACCGAGATACCTTTGTCATAAGAAGGCGTCCAGATTGGACGACCGTTACCATCCTTCATCTTACGAACGACTTTGCGACCTGCCTGCGACATCATCCAGCTGAGATCACCCTGCTCCGCATAAGCAATATCCATTGATTCAATCAACTCAACCAAGTCGTCATAGGTGTATGTGGTCGTTGAGCCCGTCTGACCAATACGACGCACTACCGCCTTTGCCAGCAATCCGTCCGGCTCAGTACCGCCAGCACCATTGGTGAACTTCAGATTTTGGATACGACCGATACGGGTACGAATACGACGATTCAGCAAACCAAGCAGATCAACTGTTGTATCCTGTACAAGCTCAATCGGGACAACGATCACTTTTGAGCTGAACTTAAATACATTCAACGGCACCGAAAAGAATGACGCATCTTGTCCACTGACTTGCGAATTCTGATCAACAATCTCACCGATCTCCACCGTGCCGTCAGTACCAGGATATGAAAGCGGCTGGCCATTCGCCGTGCGAATACTGTCCGCTACACGGCGAATGCCATTAAAGTCTTTCAGAAGCTCAATAACGGTTGATGAAATCTGCGCAGGAACAGTAAAACCACCCTGAGAACCAGTCGTTGTTGTCATCGTGTTCTGCACAATCGCCTGCTCGTCGGGCGTCCAATGCTTCTCCGCCTTGCGCAAGTAAATTTCAACTGCTTTGTTTTGCACAGACTTTTTATCATCTGTGTTCAGCGCAGGCACGGCATCTTTAAACGAATTTTCAGCAGTCAGATTATTCAGTTTTTCGATCGACGAAATTTTGCGATCAATCGCTTCGATGTCTGCCGCGATATTGTCGAATTTTTGCTGCGATTCGTTTGTCCACTTTTTCTCGCCCTGATCAGCGAGCAATTTATTAGCCTGACGCGCCAGCTCGGCACGTTCGTTACGCAGTTCTTGAATTGACATAAGCACTCCCTTTTTTCGGAAAATAAAAAAGCCACCCAAATGAGTGGCTTGCTTTTGGACTGACTGAATGTCAGTGAATACCCAGCACTTTCATACGTCGCTGGCTGTTTTCAAAATGACGCTTAGTAGCTTCGCCGAGCGCCTTATCTTCTGCTTTGTTTTTCAGTTTTGCTGGTACATTGTTATAGACATCCAGCACAAAACCGTTTTGAACATCATCCGGATCATCGTCTGACTCTTCATCATCGCCATCAGTCAATCCATCTGCCATACCTGCCGCAATCGCCTCCTCTGCAGAGAACCATGTTTCGGCATTCATCCATGCTTTTACATCGTCGATTGATTTACCCGACTTAGCGGCATAATCAGCTGCAATGGTGTTATCCATCCTGTCCAGCAACTTGACTGTTTCCGCCAAATCATTCTTATCACCCGCAGCGTATGTCCACGCATTGTGAATCATCAGATATGCACCTGACGCCATCTGTATCTTATCGCACGCGTAAAGAATGGTTGTCGCAGCACTGGCAGCAATACTATCAACAATACCTATGACCTCACCTTCATATGACTTCAGCAATGACGCGATTGCACGCCCCTCAAACGCATCACCACCAGGCGAATTGAAACGCACTGTCAGCGCCTCCCCCTTTAAATCAGCCAATAAACTGGCGACGCTCTCAGCACTGATGCCATACCAGGAATCAATCACATCATAGATATACAGCACCGGCCCTACAGGACCATTTTTTAGCTTTAACGCATTACGCGGCTTTGTCTGTTCATTACGCAGCAAATTTGCAAAATTAATCTTTTTCACTCTTACCCCCTGTTGTCTTACCTGCATTCGGATCGAACAGCACATCACCACCCGGTACCGGAGCCAGATTTCTGCGCCCACGTACTTCGTTTGTTGTCATCCAGCCGGGTCCAGAGCCGGGACCACCCAGCGCACCACGGAAAAACTCGCCTTGTGTTTTCGCGTCACCTTCCAACATCGACGATCGGTCAAATTCAAAAAACATTCCGGTACCGCGCATGAGCTTGTGATTAATCTCTTCCTCGATCTTCACCAGGCGCGGATTTAATGTGTATGTCAGAAATCCACGGTTAATCGATTCGATACCACTACCCCAGCTAGTACTTGCCGATGTTTCACCGATCATATGTGGCGGTACACCGAAGGCCCGGCAAATGTCGATTACCTGAAATTTCCGCGCTTCCAGCAGCTGCGCATCTGAAGCCGTGATTGACACATTTTCAGAACTTATCCCAGGCGGCAAAATCAACGGATGCTTATGCGCGTTACGTAGCCCCCCGAATAACTCCCGAATCTGAGCGCGAAGAAAGTCGATTTTCTTCTGGTCCATACCGCCAGAATCTTGCTTCAGCACGAGCGACGCATGCGCCCCATCCGCAAAGTATCGACCAGAGTACTCATCCATCGCCAGCGCGTTACCAATCGCGTTTTTTGCGCCCCAACTAATGACAGACATGCTTGACAATCCGTTGAACCCATAGCCAGCAAAATGTAATACATCATCCATATCCCAGCCTTTCATTGAAAGACCATCTGATACGGCATACACAATACGACTTTCGAGAGTAGGCTCCTGCTTAATCGGATTACAAACCTCCCATGGCACCTGGATCAGCTCTTTCACCTCGCCCATGCGATTGCGTTTAATAAGCATGTAACCGTCACCGCGCAGCATGACGTAGAGCATCGCCTTAAACTTTGCATCTGCCGCCGTCCACGCAGCAGAGGGACGCTCATTCAATAGCGCATGCACTGGATGATCATGCACTTCGTCCCGCACCGTCTTAGTTCGCTTATACAACCCGAGCGGCAATGTCGATATTGCGCCCGCCACTTTATCGCAGCATGCATAGACCGTCGCCAAGCGCTGCGCATTCTCCGGCGTCACATACACACCAGCAGATGCTGGCATTCCAGAAAGGAATTCAAGTGACTGCGCACTATTCCACGGAATCTGTGTTTCATTTTTCGGAGCAAATCCGAGCGCACTTTTGACACTGTTAAGCCATTTCATTACCCCTCCGTTTTCCATACCGCGTTAAACTCAGCAACCGGCTCAGACGCTAACGCACAGGCCATGACTGTCGCGACCACACCGTCTATTCGTCCATTTTGTTGAGATCGTTTCTTATCCGGCCTGTAGTTGCCGTTTGTGTCGTAGAGCATGGATACATTCACTGCATTCCAGCGCAATACTGGATTACCACTATGCTGCAATCGCCCGCTGTAAATCAGCTCATCCAGTGCTTTTGTGCCGGGATACATACCTCCAGTGTTCTGCGGAATTTCGAACATCGGAGCACCCAAATCCATCAGCTCATTCACCAGCTGCAGCGCATTCCAGCGGTCATAGCCGATTTTTTGAACATCGTAGTCGCGCAGGGATTCGAGGATCACTCGCTTGACGACAGCGTAATCCGTGACATTGCCATCCGTAGCAGTCAACCACCCAGCATCCTGCCAGGCCGCATACGGCGCTTTATCGTTATGTGCCTCGTTGTCAATTTTTGATTGCGGGCAAAAGAACCAAACCAGCACATACCAGGGCTCATCCGGCTCATCTGACGGAAACACTAACGAATAGGCCGTCAAGTCTCGCGTAGACGCTAAGTCCAGACCACCATAACAGCGCCGCCCTCGCAATATCTCCGGATCAAATTTTTTACCGCACGAATCCCACACATCCAGGTCGTAATAACCATCCGCGCTGTTACACCAGATATTGAGATCCTTGGTCATAAAGTTGACTCGCGCACCGGGCGTGCGCTTGGCCTTCAACGCCTGAGTACGCATGTAGTCAATTTGCTTTGACATACCGAGCCCAGGATTAGCCTTACACCAGACGCGCTCATCGAATGGATCATCTCCACGGTCCAACGTGTAGACATAACCAAAAAACGAATCATCTTCCGCATCACCGCGCAATACAGCCAGGCAGTAATCGCGAATCTCCACGCAGATGCCATCCAGGATGAATCCGGATGTTGTAATCGCCGATAGCAGCGGAGCCTTTCGCGCACCCAGCGCAGACTCCATTACATCCCAAACCCCGCGAGACTTCTGCGCATGCAACTCATCAAACAAGATCGCGTATGGATTCAAGCCGTCCAGGTTCTCTTCCATCGCTGGCAATGGCGCAAACACGGATGTGTCATAGACAATCTTTTCCTGATTCAGGCCAGAAAAGACTTTGAACGACTTTGCGATACGCGGCGACTTTCGACACCACTTTGCAACGTTGTCGAAGGCTGGTTTAAAAACCGTTTTGGCCTGCTCCCTGGTCGTCGCGACCGCATACACCTCGGCACCGATCTCACCATCCATAGCCAGCAAGTACATCCCCTGCGGCCCCTTCCAGGTCGACTTCCCATTTTTCCGCGCCACCTCTTCGTATGCCCGCGTGAATCGGCGATAGCCATCAGCTCTACGCCAACCGTACAGCACAGCAGTCCAGAACTTCTGCCACGGATCCAGCAGAATCGGCTGCCCTGCTAACGGACCTTTTATGTGCACGAAAAAGCGCTCGATGAAATCGATGATGTGAAGCGCATGCTCTGACGAAAAGTTGAGCCCGCGTTTTGCGCCGGTCTGCAAGTCCCTGTAATGGCGCACTACCGCAAGATAAACATACTCACCAACAACAACCTGCCCACGCAGAACAGGCAAGCCGTAACGCTCGTCCCACTCATGCAGCTGCGCCGGGATTAGTGCGGCGGCTTTCTTGCTGGAGAGGATAAACCGTGGCTTACTAAGTCTTGGAAGAGATCGTCCTGACCGCTTACTGCCCCTGTTTCTTTTTTGACCCGGGCCAGCGATGGAATCGTTAAACATGCTTTTGGCAACCATTGCCCCAACTCCATTTTTAGCCGCTTCTCGTCTTCCGCCCACGGCGCAGCCTGCGCCCAGCCAGACTTTGCGACTTGCGTGCGCCCCTTTTCCTCACACTCGCGCAGCGCATACAACCACTGCCGGTACGTTCGCACGATAACCGCCAACGGCATGCCTGCGGTCATATGCTCCAGCCCGGCATCACGCAGGACGCAGCACAGGTACTCATAAATCTTTTTCTCATCACCGTCAAAATCCATGCCTGGCGGCGGCTCTGGCGAATTGATAATCGTCCGCGCAGCATTACCTACTGCAGGCGGCGATGCTGCAAAACTATAATCATCACTCACTTTGATTCTCCACTGAGATACACCTTAAACCCCCGGGGGGTAGTTTTCTCTTCGCGAAAAAATCAACCTGGGCGTCCGGTTTCCAGCAATCTGCCGCAGACTTTTACCACCCCACCCCGTTTGATTTTTTCCTTGCGCGGCCACGCTTTGCCTCAGCCTTAGACTTTGCGTCATGACAGGCATCGCACAGACCTTGCACGTTCTTTGGAACGTCCTCACCGCCTTCAGACAATGGGACGATATGATCGCGCTGTGTCGCAGCTGTAATGCGATCATTGCGCCTGCACTCAGCGCACAATGGATCAGCCCTGAACAACTGCTCACGCAACTCCTGCAAGCGGCGGCCAGTGATGCGCTTAGCCACATCCTTGCGCTTCTGCCACTTTTGATATTGATGCGCAGCGCATCGACCAGAGCCATCAGACACATACTGATAGCAACCAACCATCGTGCATTTACGCGGCGCTGATACTGGCATACATCCACCATAAAAAAACCCCAGCTGCGGTCGCAGCCAGGGCGAAGGCTAAATTACAGTCAAGGAGACACCATGCAACAGTACATACGTCTGCACTGATTGTCTGAAAACAAAAAAGCCCTGAAGACCAAAGTCTGTCAGGGCTACTCTTTTGCTAGGCGCGACAACACACCCTTTTGAGGTGCGTGATACGGCGCGGTTATCCGGCAAATAAATTTAAATTGTCAGGTCGAATTATAGCCGCATTTTTTTCGCGTTCAAGTATTTGTTTCAAACTTGTCCTTGCCTTCCACAACGTCAACGTCAGATTTTGACGCCCGCGCAGCTTCAAACGATTGCGGATGTACTCATCTTTGTGACGATATACGTAACGCATCAACAACGCTTGTTTTTGCTGGTGATCAATGAGTTTTGCCCAAGCGCTCTCAATCAACAATGCATCCTGATGGCGCAGTTCAGCCAGCGCCTGATCTTCGATCTGTTGCAGCATAGTCTTATGCTCGATCAATCCGCGCATAATAAGCTCACGTCGGAATTCTGAATTTCGAATCTCATAATATCGGGTCGCCCAAAATGTTGACGCCTGCGACGAACTTGTATTCACGGGATTAACAACATTCCCCCAATCAACCAATCGCAATTCCATATCCCTATCTCTTTCACCAATTTGCGGAACCGGCCTCTTATACGCAGGCGTTTCGACTTCTTCGTATTTATCATTCTGATAGTCATCAACGCCTGACCTGCAAACTAAAATTTTTGACTTACTTTTACGCATGCCTTGCCTCTCTCAAAATTTTACGTAACTGCTTCGCTCTTTCCCGCGCTTCCTCATGATCCTGCTCATCCACCACTTCAATCTCAATCCCGATACTGTTTGCAAACTCGGTTGCATCAATCATCCACTGCGGATCGCGGCGATAGCATCTGTCTAACTCATCCCAGCAAATCACTGTTGTCACCGTTGTTTCTGGCGTGCCGAAGGTGCGGTGGTTTTCCATTGCAAAGAACTGCCCCGGCTGCCCTTCCATCGCATTTCTGATCATTGTATTCACCACATCTACCCCTAACTGCTTGCGCATCCTATCGATTCGCGCAGCGGTCACTGGCATTACGTCCCTGAGCGTCGTCATATCAACTCCTGCGCACCAGTTAACAGCGTCTTACACTTGACACCACTGACCCTGATACGCTGAAACCCGCATGAATATTGATGTTTAACAGGGTTAACAGGGTTAACACGGTGAATACACACACGTGAGAGAAATTCTATTTTTTTCAGAATTAAGTAATTGAGGCATTTTTCTACGCGCACGTGCGCGGACGACACTGTTAACCCTGTTAACCCTGTTAAACCCGCATGGATATTGGCTTTGCGCGTAACAGCATCAAACCGGCACAGTGAAAACCCTGATATAAACGGCGCGATCATTTCGTCTCATCCTTGATATTGGCGGCCAACATGAACGAATTGCACTGCTGAGATAGCGTTTCACCGCTATCACACTCAACATGGAATACCGTACGCAAGCGCTTCTTCTGCACACCTAGCGTTATCCACTGGCGATCTCGCTTTAACCGGCTATTAATCAACTCTGAGAACTTCTTCATCGATAGCGCCCGGAAATGGAACCGTGAACAGTAGCCCTCGTACGCCTCAAATAAATGCTCAGCGATGCAGGAGCAGTAAGGGATTGACAGGCCGCCCAACTGCCACTCGAGATAAAACACTTCCCAATCCGGCCGACCAAATTCAATCATTCGCTGTTTAGATTGCGTCATGATCGGCTTTGTATGCGGGTTGAAATCAGCGAGCGGATATCGCAGCAGGAAGTCATAGAAGGCTTCGACCAGCCCCTTATCTAGCTGCGCAACCAGTTCAGCCAGCAGCTCGAGGTCAAGTGGATTTCTAGCCTCTACCACCTGGAAACGTCGGTCTTCAGGCTCGATAGGAACCGCCTGAAACTCGTTCGACAACATGACTACGTTTAAGTGGTTTGCCTCGAAACGATCATCCTTGAATTTTTGCGTGATCGGCGTATCGCGACCAGTAATCAGGTGCTTCACCAGGCCGAACGAGCTGTACTTATCCTGACGCGACAAAATCTCTTCAAACAGCACATAGAGTTTTTGCGAGCGCCAGGCAGAGTAATTAGCATCGAGCTGATTCTGTCCACCAGTTGCACCGTGTTTGCCATAGATCGGCTTGATAATGCCCTCGAAAAACAGGCTCTTACCCGTTCCCTGCTTATCGCCAAAAAACAGCAGCGCCGTCTGCATCTTTGCCCCAGGGTGTTGCAGTGGATAAGCCAGCCAACGCAGCACCCACACAAACACGTCCGCGCCATTCGCCTCGGTAGAGCAAAGACTTTCCAGCAAGCGTAAGACCAGCGTTGCCTTCGCATCATCGTGACGTGGCTTGATCTGAAAGCCCTCAAACATATTGATGTGCGTCTCAGGATCTACTTTTTGAGTCGGATCAAATACTAGCTTGTCATGATCCTTTTCTTGTCTGAGTGGATGCTGAAGCCAACGCGTTGCCAGCTCACCACGGGCGAGCGCCATCGCATCAAAATTGACAACGACTTTCTTTTCCGCATCCCACACCGTCTTTGTCCCGTACAACAAGGTATAGCGATCCAGCATCTTCGCCATACCATCATCCCCCGCCTCCCCGAGGTCTTTTGCTACGCCGCGAACGACTTTAGGCAAATTGCGAGGGCTGATTGATCGTCGTTCAGGATGAGCATCCCACTGCTTTGCAGCCTCTTTGCCAACCATTGCAACGAACGCTGCCTTTTTGATGCGCAGCTTATTGACCGAGTCCCAAACCTCCGTCGTCCCTTGTATCAACGCGCAATGCGAAAGCGCCCACGCAATTGGCACCAACCCCACAATTTCCGCAGCACCCTCAGGAGGGGGCGGGGGAGGAAGCGAATCAACTGATGGGGCATCATCAACCCATGAAGGAATTTTTTCAAAGGCAGAATCTTCTATTGGCTGCTGCGCAGCAGGAAAAGAAAAACCCTGCACCTCAGCAGAGGGTGCGGGAGAATCAGGCGCTAACCGTATCGCTGCAACCGCAGCATTAATTTGTGACGCTACCGCGTCAAGGGATTCAAGAACATGCAGGTCATTAAAATCAGTCCATTTCTGGCCGTCTCGACCGCTAAATACAGGATGAATCACAGAGGCATTACCCACCGCTGCAGCGGCCTCATGCGAGCGATACAGCCCTGCATTGCGGAACGGCTCCGTGCGATGCATGCGCCCCTTGCGCATGTCTGCCTCAATATACTCAATGCCCTGCGGGTCTGTACGCCACCAGGCAGTGACCTCAACCGGCTCACCATCTGCCGCCTGGTATGTGCGGCTCTGGCCATCGATCACCGGATCAGGCAGCGAGAGATTGAATTGCTCGCGCAAGCGCTCGATGAAACGGGGCAACAGCAGATAATCATCGTCCGCGATGAAGCGGATATGCGCATTCGGGTACGTAGCCCGAATGTGCTTGGCGACTGGCATTAGGTTTCCCGCATCGAGCGCACAAACCACAAACGAGCCGGGTGCTGCAAGCAGCACGGACGCGCATGTTGCGTAGCCCTCCCCTATATCGATCAGCTCAGCATCTGCAGGGATATTCATCAGGTGAAATGCCGCACCGACCTTATCGATACCTTTATTAAATCGCTTTTCGCCTTTTGCATCGATCTTCTGCAGGCCGCGCAAAACAGGACTGCACCCGCCATCAGCCCACAATGGCATCAACAAATCGCCATCACTGCTCAGCCGCAGACCAAACGCAGGAACCTGCTTTTTCACCAGGTATGGATGTGGGGCCGCGTGATCACATTCAACTGCGCTACCCCATTGTTGACGCGCACGGTTTGCGGCCAGGCGATGCTTTTCCTCTTCTTTTTCTCGCTCGATGCGCGCCAGCTCGGTCTGCTTTGTGACCAGCGCCGCCCGATCTGCATCAGACATGCGCTCAACGTCACCCTTAAACTTAATCGCACCGTTATCCTCGCCGTGGTAAGTACCAAACGCACCGCTAACGGTTTCCTTCCCGGACGGCAGCGAGACACGGCGTGCGATATACCAGCTTTTCTTGCCCTTGCCAAAACGGTGGATTGTGCCATCAAGCACAGGATGGCCAGACGGTACATTGTTGTATCCCGCATCGACCATCTGTGCCAGGCAAATTTCTTCTAGCATCATGAGGCAAGTACCTCACCGCTTGGCAACTTACGCGTAACGCCCATCAGTGATGGGATATTTTTGTGATCATCAGATCCAGGGCGAATTGGAGCCGCAGAACGATACTTGGCAATATCCAGATCACGGCGCTCACGCAGAGCGCGGCCAGGCACGATCTGCGGCACATATTTTTCAGCAACCGGCGCAGACAGAAATTCACCAGCGTAGTTTTTCCCGGCGTGCGTTGCTTTCAGACGGTAACGGTCTTCCATGCGTGCCAATCCCGCGTCGACCAACGTGCTAACGACCGCAGAGCGGAAAATATGGTCCACGCGGTAACGCGGCGATAGCGGCACCTTAAGCTCGTTGAGCAACGCAGTGCCCCCCAATTCAACCAAGCGCAATAACGCTGTATGCGCGGCACTATCCGTGCGAATTGATGCGGGTTTAATCATGCTTATCTCCCCGCTTCGCCACCGTAGCTGCTTTGGTTTCGGGGCAATACACAACAAACGTCACGGCACGCAACTCATCCATCGTTTTGTGCATGCGATCAACAACATCATTAATTCGCTCGCGTTCATTCTTACTAATTTTTCCGTCAGCCGTAGCATCCCGGAACTCAACAGACAGCTCACCGAGCTCCGCATACAGCTCATGAAACTTAGCAGCAACGTCCTTACTATCAACGCCGCCGATTTCTGGCAGCTTGATAAACGTGCCGCCACTCTCAGCGGCAATAGCCTCAGCAAAATAAGTCGTCTGCGACAACTCCTGCAGGCGCAACGCATCACGCCAACGCAATGCCTGCCCCTTACTTTCATACGCACGGTTACGCAGCGCTGTCTCGCTCATACCCAAATACGCTGCAGCGACTGGCCAACTGCCATTCACCTGGTTGACCATCTCAATGATCTCGTTTCGGACATCCATAATTCGCCCCTTTTTTTATGGTTTCACAAACTTTTTTACGCACCTAAAATGCACTCAATTCAACGGAGGCCGACATGACGACCGCAGAACAACGACGCGTGGCACTTTCTTGTGGTTTAATTAAAATTTTTTTACGCAAACACACGATCAAACACTAAACCGAGAGCGCCATGACCGATCAGAACGATGCCCATCACGAACTCCACCAATTCCTAAACGAACATTTAAAAAAGTCACGATTTGTACAAGATTTACTTGATACCCAACGCTTAGCATTTTCCCAATCACTTGCGATCATCTTTAAGCACCTAATTGCGCACGACCCAAGTACAGCGCCAGTCATACTGAATGCGTTAAGTGAAATAGAAATACCGACAGAAAACCGTAGCGTGAGCGGAGATCGCTCATTGATTGCGCGATCAATCCGAGAAGAAATGAAAAAGAAGCCCATTCACAACCCATCAGAAATCGTTGCCGCTGTCTTTGGCGACTCACCTGTTGCGCGAAAGAGAGCCAACAAGCGCTGAACACTTTGGGACTCAAAAAGAATGCGCTGCCGCTCAACCCACTCGGCATCGTCAAATGTCCCATCAATAAAAATTGAGGGATCAACTATTGGCGAAAGAAATTCAGGAGGCATGGCTAGGCACCTCAGCCATAACCGGTGAGCACTGAGAGGTGCCACGGATATATGCCCAGTCAGCATCTGGCCGCAGATCTTCGCAGCGCACCTGGCGAGCACTCTCGCGCTCAATGTTGATACATAGATCAGCACTTAGACGCTGACTGCGACTGATTGCCTTACGTAGATAACCTTCAGTAGTCCCACATGCACCACAAAATGCAGCGCGCCGGACTTTATCGAGGCCATTAATGAATAGGAGCAGTTTTTTCATACCCCAAAGATTACCCGAAGGTACATATTAAATCAATACCTATAGGTATTTTACCTGTAAGTAAATTTCAAATATCTTTACCTCATGGACGACAACACTATTCGAATCAATAATCTGCGGGCGATTACGGTCGAACGCTTTAACGGGAAACAGTCTGCCCTGGCCGCACATTTGCAACGTCAGCCGGACTACATCTCACGCTTGTTTGTAGGTAAAAAAAAGTTAGGCTCTGAATTAGCCCGCGAATTTGAGAAACTATTAGACATACCGAAATACTCGCTGGACGTACCGGAGGGGGTGCAGCACGAAGTGAATGAGCATCGTGCGCAATACATTACCCAACAGGAGCTGCCAGAGGACGTTCGAGCAATTGTGGAATTAATGCTGTCAGCTTCTGATGACGGCAGGAAGCGCATTCGTATTTATGCAGAGGATGCGTACTACGAGTACCAGAAACGCCAAACGCAGGCCAGTAATATCGGCCTACTACCCGCATCCCTGGTATCGAGAATTGCCCGCATTCAGGACCCAAGTATTATTCCCGCAATTGAGGGAATGATTAACGGCTCATTTGCCGAACAAGAGGCATATCTGAAAACCAAGTGAATACATATGCGCCATTAATTGCGTATATGTATAGAATTTTCGGGGGCGAATCCAAGGGCGACATAATCGCCACACCATGGATATTGCTCACAGAACTGATCTCGTCATGAAAGCATGCGGCGTTGTCGATCAAAGCCGATTTGCTCGCGAAGCAGGCGTATCAACCACCACATTAAATCGCATATTGTCTGGTGCGATCAAACAACCATCAGCTATAGTAATGGCAAAGATCGCAAAACGAGGCGGCGTTAGCTTTAATTGGCTCATACTAGGCGATGGCGACGAGTCCGATCACAACGTGATGCGAGCTCGAATCATTAGCCATCAAGAATCAATACTAATAGACCACTTCCGATCAATCAGCGCACGTGGCCGTGAATTGATTCTGTCTGCAGCCGCTGCTCGATTGCGCGACGAATCTCGCTAATATTTACAATTTCCGCACCGACCTTACGCGGGAACGATACCGTGTAACCATGAAGCGTACCTCTCACGATACGCTGGCCAACGTCGTCAATACGCCTAAATAGGCGCACCACCTCCCATTCCGCCTCCGACAAACTTTGCTCAATATTCATTACCTGTTGCCTTTATGTCTTTATCTGCAGATAAAAATATACATTAATTTTTGTCACATTTAGTTAAATTGATTTAAACGTGAGTTAACGATAATTAAAAACTATTTCAATACATCGAAACGCCATCCAGTATTGCCTTAAGGAAGTTTTTTGAGGCAACACGTGCTACCACTTGATCCACTAGATGTTGAAATTGTCTTGTTACTCAATACGGAATTGAGCCTTGGCAGAATTGCGCGTCGACTAAGCATGACAACATCTGCTATTTCACAGCGAATAGAGCGAATGGAAGATCGCTTAGGACATCGTATTGCGACGCGCAAAAGGAATATCAGGCTTACAGAAGCAGGGATGGAAGTGTTACGAACCGCAACACACTTAAAAATGCACAGCGATGATTTGGCTCGCCGACTAGATCAGCTAAAAAATCCATCAATCAAAATTATGGCTGACCATAGCCTACTGATACACGACCTACCGTTAGTTCTGCAGCAAATGACATCCGACATCCCAAAGTTGTCAATTCACTTAACCACTGGGTCATTCAATCAAATTATTCAAGCAGTCAATGATCACCAGGCTGATGCCGGGCTAATTGCAGGCGATCCGAAAGTCATTGGCCTGCAGGGACGCCCCATAAGAAAAGAACATATCTGCCTACTAATCCCGAATAACCATCCATTAATTCGATATAAAACGCTGTATTTTGCTGATGCCATACGCTATCCGATGATCCTATCGAACAATCTGGAACACATCACCGGACACCTCATGGATGAGGCAAAAAGAATTGGAGCACATCTACACATCCCCATGACCGTACCGCACTTCGAAATCCAGGCACACATGGTATCGCGCACAGATATAGGCATTGCACCTACGCTGGAATCGGTAGCAAAACGGTTTATTTCGATTTACCCAGTCACCTATGTTCGACTATTAGATGACTGGGCAGAAAATCTACTGTCTGCGGTTATCCGGGAGAAAGGAAGCCTTTCAGATGAGGTCAACACTTTGATCAAATATTTAATCAAACTAAACCACTAGCCCCGATGAAAGCCAGGTGGCATACAACGACCATCTTTAGGCGATTTCTTGATCAATTCACGTATGGCGGAACGCGCATCATCGGTCATTGAGCGATATTCAGAAAGCAACTCAATTTCGTCAGGACTATTCCAGCTCAGCGCGTAGATCTGCCGACTCAACTTATCAACTGGGATTTCCAACACAGCACCGGTCGGCTCAGGTAAGTAGCCCGCAAACTCAATCGGCAATTGGAAGCCAGTTATTTTTGAAATAGCCAATATTTGCAGCACGCTCGGCTGATGACGCTCATTCTCCCAGTGAGAGATATTAGCTCTGGTATTCCCACGCGCAACGCCTAGCTCAATAGCCAGCCGCACACCGAGCTGCACCCCTGATAGTCCGGCATATTCCCGAGCATCTCTAACCCATGTTGAAATTACTGTTTTTATATTTGCGTTCATGGGCTGCATGTTACATAAAAACAGTCGTCCTAGCACGGAATCACCCTCCAGAAACCAAAAATCCAATCAGTAAAATCCAACACAAGTATAAAAAAATGTAACAGACGTATTTTTCCGCCCCGTTTATTTACCTCAAGGTATTTACTATTAATTTACCTTGGGGTATATTTCAGATGCTTTTTAATTACCTTAATCTGATGGAGCGAAAAATGGACTTTCAAAAACTGAAAAGTGTATTCGTTGCAGTTCACGCTACAACCAAAGAACACACAGAATCAAAGCGGTCATATATCGGATGGGTCGCTGCACGCATCCTGATTATCCTCATCATCATCAAAGATCACCGCCTGGGCAACATTCTGCGCGGCCTCTTCGCTCGCTCCCACTAAAAGGAGCCGCCATGTCCACCCCTCAATTAGCAGAGTTAAGAAAACAGGTCCACAAGGCTACGCTTCAAATTAACTTGATGCGCCAGGCATTGCATCGCGCCGACACAGACTTTGAAGAAACCGGAACCGTCACGTGCGAAACGATGGAATTCATTCGCAGCGTTAAGGAGCTTTTGTCATGAGCGCCTTTTCTGTGACCGTCCGCACTCCGCATGCCGTGTATCAGTACACAGCTATAGCGGCCAGCACCAGTGCTGCCATCGATGCAGCCCTGGATACGTTCGGCATCGCATCAGTAACTGCTAAGCCAGGGGTGCATCATGGCTAAGCGCACCTGGACATATGCAGAGATCACATACGAAGCCGAAGCTCGCATCAATTATTTGATGGAAATGGCAGCAAAACAGCGCAACACCCAAGACCCCCAATATATAGCCATCATCGAAGGTCTTGCCTTTGGCGCGTACTGCCTGTGGAACGACATTACACAGGGAAAACAAGCACCTGGCGATGCAGAGCGGCTGAAAGCAATGACGGAGGTGCACCGTGGCTAAATTCAACTTCCTGGCACACCGCAACGAGCCTACTGACATCAAGCCGAAGGTCCGTATCCGCGCCACCGCGCGCGATGCCTACGCTGGACTGCGCGGCCAGGCATACATCGCGGCACGCAACCTGGGCAAAGCACAAAAAGTGCATACGTCTGCACAAACGGGAGGCCAGCATGAGTAAGCCATCCCCCGACCGCAGTTCCCTGCAGGCCGTCTATGACCGTCTAAAAATCAAACAGCAGTCACTCGATGACATGCTGAAAAACCCCGCGCTCAAACGCACCCTGGAAAACGCAGCACGAAACCACGCAAAGCGCTTGGCACGCTTTGACCCGGTCGCTGCGCGCTGCAAAAACGACGATTAATTAACACTGGAGATCCACATGCAAACAAATCAGAAATCACAACTGCGCCACGCACCCGCAAATGTCATGCTCGACGCCCTGGTCGCAACAATGCAGCTCAAAAACGACGCTGCGCTGGCACGCCGCCTGAAAGTGGCACCACCAGTGATCAGCAAGCTGCGCCACGGCACACTGCCAGTAGGCCCGTCTCTGCTGATCACTGCGCATGAGGAAAGTGGCATCAGCATCAAGGATCTGAAAGCGCTGGCAGGCATCGCAAAAGAGGCGCAGCAATGAATCACGGATTCAGCATAGGCGACAGCGTCGCCACAACCGCAGCAGCACTTGGCAATGGCCATATTGTCGGCTTCAAAACCGACATCACGAACGGCCAGCGCATTGCCCTGGTGCGAATAGTCTCATTGAACCCACTAGACGTCCGCGAGACCGCAATCCCAGTCCAGGAGCTGACAGCACCGCACATGAACCTAGCAAGCACAATCACACGGAGCAATCATGGTCGCTAAGAAAAAAATAGCTACGGCCATCGTAGCCAATGAGCAGACAACAGATTCCGGCGTATTCGGCATCTATGAAATCAGCAAAATCCGGATCTCGAAAACCAACCGCAAACATTTTGACGAAACAAAGCTGGCTGAACTGGCGGCGACCGTCAAAGCGATGGGAGTACTCGAACCTATCCTAATTCGCCCTGTCACGCCAACAGCAGAAGAGCCTGAGGAATACGAAATCGTAGCCGGTGAGCGCCGCTATCGCGCAAGCATCATCGCTGGCCTCGCTACTATCCCGGCCATGTGCAGAAACATGTCGGATGAACAGGCTGCAGAAGTGCAGATCATTGAGAACCTGCAGCGCGAAGATCCACACCCGCTGGAAGAAGCCCTGGGTTATCAAAACCTGATGTTCAAACACGGCTGGACCGTCGAAATGCTGATCGAAAAACTGAATCGGTCAAAGAGCTATATTTACGGCCGCCTGAAATTATGTTCCTTAGCCGCTCCACTGCATGGCGACTTTTATGCGAAAAAATTCGATGCATCGACGGCGCTGCTGCTCGCCAGAATCCCTGTGCCAGCACTCCAGATACGCGCCTGCAAAGAAATCCTGACACCATCATTTAGAGAGGAACCACTCTCTGTCCGAGAGGCACAGCGCCACATTACCAACCGCTACACCTTGAAATTAGCTGATGCCACTTTCGACATTGCAGATAGCAAGCTGACAGAGGCACCCTGCTGCGCCAAATGCCCAAAGCGCACCGGCAATCAACCTGAGATTTTTACGGACATTAATCCAGACGTTTGCACTGACCCCGATTGCTTTGCAGATAAAACTGGTGCGGCCACGGAAAACAAAGTAGCGAAGTACTTGAGAAACAACTTGCCAGTATTTCGCGGCGAGGACTTTGTTCAGGCGCTGAATGATGCAAGAAATGGGAGTGGAAATTATGTGATTGAGTCCACATTCATTACAGCCTTTCCGCACCATCACAAAAACAATAAATCAAAACAGGCTATCTGTGCGGTTTTAAATAAGGTTCAGCTTGGCACGCCTGCAGCCTATGCACTGTCGGATTCAAATAAATTTACTCCACTTTACGACGTAAATCACGTCCAGGCCGCACTGGAAAAAGCAGGGTATTGTGACAACCTCCTGGAAGCCTTCGACAAAAATGCAGCAACTAAGTACAAAGACACTTACTTTCCAGAAGAACAAAAAGACTCACAACGTCCAGCAATTACCATTGGCGCGGCCACACTCAAAGCTACAGCTACAGATCCATACCTGGAACGCTGCAGGCAGGAAGATCTGGCAAAAGCGAAAGCAGAAAAAGAGCTGGCATTCCGCATTGCTACGTACAAGCGCATCCGACTAAACGGGTTCGTTAACTTCACAATCGAATCGCTACGAGAATTGGCAAAACTGCTGCTCTGCACCTATGCCATCCCTGATGATGTACTTGCCGACCTATATCCGTTCGGCACTGATGGCTCCGACGCTGCAGTTCACACCTACATCGACCTGGCGGACAAGGCTACCGTGATGAACATCATGCTCGACATGTTACTCGGTGAAGCTTTCAGCATCGGCTGGAATAATCCAAACCAAACCCTGGAGTACGACGCACTGATAAACATCGCAAAAACCGAGGGTATCGACGTCGACCAGGTACGCGCAGATCTGGAGCGGCCGGTCGATGCTATACCCATCAAACGCCCTACTCTTTCGCTCAAGAAAAAGGCGGAGGCAGCATGACTAAATCTCGAGGAATCCTGACTCGCGCTAAATGGACTGCAGAAAAGATTGAAATACTGAAGCAGCAGTACGCAGACCAGTTAGCAGCCGACATTGCCAGCTCTCTAGGTATGAAAACGCATCACATTTATAGGAAGGCAAAAGCGCTTGGCCTTAAAAAATCAGCGGAGTTTTATTCCGGGGAAAAATCTGGAAGAACCAATGGCCAGCACGGCAAAGGCACTCGTTTTTTTAAAGGTCAAACCAGCTGGAACCAGGGACTAAAAGGACTAAATCTCGGCGGAAAACAAACACAATTCAAACCTGGTCAAACGGCACCCAATACACAAGCGATCGGAAGCTATCGGATCACCAAAGACGGCACCTTGCAACGAAAAATAAGCAACAACAAAGGCAGCAATAGTAATCGATGGCGCGGTGTACACGAGCTGGTTTGGGTCGAATCAAATGGAGCCGTACCAGAAAAACACATTGTAGTTTTTAAGCCAGGAACACGAACAACTGTTTTAGATGAGATAACTATTGAGAAAGTCGAGTGTATTTCACTGGCAGAAAACATGAAGAGAAATACTGTCCACAACCTGCCAAAAGAGTTGGTTGAAGTAGTTCGGCTCCGAGCAGTCATCAATCGAAAAATTAACCGCGTCACTAAGGAAAATCATGAATAACATCGAAACCCTGCGCAGTCATTTGTTCAATACGTTGACTGCTTTAAATGACAAAGATAAGCCCATGGATATTGATAGAGCCAAGGCCATATCCGAAGTCGCCCAAACAATCATCAATAGTGCAAAAGTTGAGGTTGAATACGCAAAAGCGACTGGCGCTGCCGGCAGCAATTTCCTCGAAATGGCACCAATCAGAACCCCACCCGGCAGCCTGCCACCAGGCATTACCGGCATCACTAAACACAGACTACGGGGCTGACATGAAAACCATGAACCAATGCACACACAACTGCAACCAGGGACGTGCATGCACATGCGCGTCAGGCACAGAAAAAATGGGAACTCTGAGCCTAAAGCTACGAGCAAAAAGCGGCTATAGCAGCGACATTGAGAATGTTCAGATCACCCCAGAACAATGGGGTGACATTCAAAACGTCGCCAACGGAGCAACTACGAGGCGGGAAGACGAACTGGTAGCAGCACTTCATGTTGCACTGCCATTTGTCGAAGATCACGCCTGCAGCGGCTCTTATAAGCCAGGCGCAGTAGCTAAGGCAATCCAGAAAATCCGGATCGCACTGACAGAACGCCCAGGAAGATCAAGCCCGCCTTCCTGGTAGTTTTCGAACAGCCACAAGAAACCCCGACGCACTGTCCTACCCATATTTCCGCTTTTGTACAAAAAATGTTACGCTATTTGACCATCGCTAAATTCTCCATCGAATCGGGTTACTCCGAGGATGCAATACGCACGAAAATTCGTGACGGAATTTGGCCTGAAAGCTCCGTCTGGATCAAAGCGCCAGACGGGCGCATTTTGATTGACGTACAAGGGTATGAAAAATGGGTAGAGACGGGAGCGGCGTTAAAAGTGCGTCGCAAAGCAGCATTGAAATCACCTTTACCTATCAAGGCAAGCGCTGCCGCGAGCGCCTACCGCTCAAGCCCACCCCCGCTAATTTAAAGCGCGCAGAGCAGCACCGCGCAGCAATCCTGCACGCGATAGCAACCAACTCATTCGACTACTCAGCAACATTTCCAAACTCAGCAAACGCCGCTAAATTCGCAGAATACAAAGGTGAAGTGCAATACCTGGGCGAATACCTCGAACAGTGGCTGTCCAGCCGAAAGCCTGAACTCAAGGTATCAGCATACGATGGTTATAGAAAAATCGTCGACTACAAACTAATCCCCTGGTTCGGTCACCTCAAATTAGCTGAAATCAAGCGGCTGCATGTCAGAGAAATACTCTCACTGCAGACCTGCACTAACAAAACGCTGGCCAACATCCAAAGCCCACTACGCAAAGCCCTGCATGATGCTGCAGAGGACGAACTGATCGAGACGAACCCACTGGCAGGATGGACTTACAGCAAGCAAGACGCGCCAAAGAAAAAACTCAAGATCGACCCATTCTCCAAAGAAGAACAAAAGCTCATCCTGGACACAGCAACCGGCCAGGCAAAGAACCTGCTGCAGTTTGCCTTCTGGACAGGTCTGCGCACGTCTGAGTATGTTGCGCTCAACTGGGAGGATGTGGACTTTGTGCGCAATGTGATCATTGTCGATAAAGCCCTGACGCAAAAATCAGATGAGGCGGAGACAACAAAAACGATCAGCGGCCTGCGGGAAGTCAAATTGCTGGGGCCAGCGCTCGATGCGATCATTGCACAGAAGCAATTCACCTACCTGGCCGGGAAAGAAGTGTTTCAGAATCCCGCAACCGGCGAACGGTGGGCTGGCGATCAGCCTATCCGCAAGCGGATGTTTGAGCCATTACTGAAAAAAGCGAAGGTACGCTATAGAAACCCATATCAAACCCGACACACCTACGCATCGATGATGCTGAGCGCTGGGGAACACCCGATGTGGGTCGCGAAACAAATGGGCCACGCAGACTGGACGATGATCGCCCGCGTGTACGGGAAATGGATGCCGGACGCGGATACCGGCGCAGGCAGCCGGGCAGAGAGTTTATTCGGGAATGACAACAATAAGACAGCCACCCTCTCGAAACCCGCATAA